TAAGATCCTAACAGCTTTTGAGTCCTGGTTATTAATTAAATCAGACGTAGTCTGTCTAACTAGTAATTCAAATAAAATACCAGTATTTCTAAATTTAGAATGTTTAATGCTCATAGTTTTTTGAATACTCTAGTAATAAATATCTATATATTAATCTAAACCCTCAATTATATTCTCGCCACTTAAAAGATTTGATTCTTCGAATAACTTTGTTTTTCTACCTCCTTTATTCATTTTAGAAAGCATACCCCTATTCTTTAAATATTCAGTCATTGTGTTTTCAAGAGCTAATGGAGATCCTCCTTTAAAATTTTGTTTTAAACTATCTTCACCAGCTTGATTAGAATCTCTTCTATCTGCTGAACCAATAGGATCACGACCGAAAGCAGATTTATCAGTGCCTGTGGTTGAACTAAAACTCTTAGGGCGTCCTGGTTTATTTTCATCATAGCCATAAGGTGCATTAAGAACTTCGTCATCTTTACCTCCATATAGACTTGCTATTTGATGTGGTGTTCCGTATGCTTGCCCAGATTCTGATGGATCATTTCCTTCTTCTGCAATTTGTTTATATCTAAAGTCTCTTTTTTTATCTTCTACAATCTGATCTTCTAGTTCACCAAATTGATCTTCAGAGAAGTGGAATATCTTATCATAAATAAAGTCTCTTGGTAAAAGAGATCCTTCCATGGCTTGTTTAGCAAGATCTATTTTCTCCTTAAATAATGCAATCCTCTCTTGATCATAAATAATAGACGGATTAGTTAGAGAAAGGGTAAAGTTGGCAGCACTTTCATTAGTGTATCCATGAGCATACAAATGTATTAAACCAATTTTAGTTAGTTCAGATATAAGAATTCTTTGTAGTCTTTCTATTGTTCTAGCAAATCTGATATCTTCCGCAGCAAGTGTTGCTTTACCAGTTAAATCTTTTTCATATCCCATGAAAGCCTTAGGAATCTTAAGAGCTGCAAATAACTTTTCTCTAAAATAAGCCACATCTTCAATACCATTATATTCTAAACCTTTAGCTGTATCTATTTTAGTAGACGTATCATTTCCTCTAACAGGAATAAAGAAGTCTTCTAATAGGTTTTGCTGATTATATTTAAGATTATAATTACCGGTATTAGGATCAATAAGAGGAGTTTTTTTCATCTTATTAATCATCTTTTGGATATAGTTATCTACTTCTGCTGGGGGAATTGCTCCTACATTAACATAAAATATTCTCCTTTCAGGAGCCCTAGTAATACGATGGATTAGCATCGCATCTTCAATTAGAGTATATTGTTTAAATAGTTTACGAGCTGGCTCAAGATAAGATCTACCATAAGGAAGATAGTTAACATCTCCTGTTAATCTAAAGTGCGCCATCTCATAATTGTCAAACCAAACACCAGAATCACGATTTTGTGCGGAGCTATACCCTGTAGATGAAGCCAGTGTTGCATTTGGATCATACTTAAATCTAACTTCTTGTGGATTTTCATGATTGAATCCTTCTTCGCGCACAATATTATATGCAGAGAAAGGAATAACATTATAAACACCATATTTTTCTGCTATCTCTAATTTGAGGTAGAAATCACCATACTTAGCCATATTACGAACCCAAGACCAAAGATTAAATTCAATATTAAGTACAGAATAAAATAAGTTGTAGAGGAGCTTCTGAATATTTTCGTCAGCAGATCTAATTTGTAATACTTCACCTTGTTCATTTTTAAGTGTACACTCATCTGCTACGATATCTAATGCAGAACAACATATTGCATCTGTATCCATAGCATCATAATCTGCATAGATTTGAACCCTAGCTGATTGATAATTCTGGGCTAAGTTAAGATTTACACCATATGCCGTAGACATTGTGTAGACCTTATTAAATCTATCTACTAAAGAGTTAGTTTGAATAACACCAGACCTTTGAATAGTATCTGTGTCAATTACTTTTAGCATATCTCCACCTTCATTACGAATAATTACGTCTGTAGAAAACAAACGTCTAAGAGTGGAAAATAAATTGTTCTGTTTTTGTGGTTGTTCTGCCATAATTTTTATATAAGCCAGGTTAAATCTTGTGTTTCTGATCCTTGTGATGTGTTTATATTCATACTCCAAGGATTTTGATTATATTGATCACTAGTATTATAAGCAATACTTGTATCCGCTGTTTTAGTAAAGCTATTTAAAGTTGCATAAGTTAAACTTTCAGCAGTTTTTTTATACATAAGAGAGGTTTCTCTTAAATACATAGCTATAGAAAAACACATAACCAAATCATCATTATAACTACTCATAGCTTGAGCCTTACCATTTTTCCAAATAAAAACCCTAAGTTCTTCTAATAGTCTTATTGATTTTATATTAGCAAGTCTATTTTCTACAAAATTTCTCAGCTTCTCTACAGCTAGAGGTCTTGTCTTTTCTGTAGTAGAGAAACCAGGAACTAATCCATCTGCTCTATTATACTTATCTACATATCTAGAAAAGTCCATATTTTGTTCTTGCTTATAACTATAGTGGATATTATTATATCCTCTTTCTATAATAGTTTGAATAACATCCCAACCTATATTTGCATTTTCTACTACAAGTAGAGCATTATTATATTCTGAAGCTATACTCAAAAGAATGTTTGCATAATCTCTAGTACCTATTTGGGATTTATATTCTGCAACTTGTGTTACTGATTCAACATCTATAACATGGAATGCGGAATAGTCATTTCCATCACCACGAGCCACGTCAGCCACAACAGCATAGTATTTTAGAGGATCGGGATATTCCCATATCCATAAAGCTTTGTCTAAACCACGCCGCTCTATTGGATCACAAATCATATTCTCTTCATACCAAGTAAGAATATCTGGTTCTATAACTGTATTACCTGATGAAGCAAAGTCACAATCGCACTCTTGAGCCGCATTTCTTTTACCTAAAGTAATATCTTGATCGTCTCTCCAGTCTTGATTACGTTCAGGATGAACAGACCAAGGAAGAGATATAGGAATAAATTTATTCTCTTGCTTTTGAGCTGTAGTATAGGTTTTATGAAACCAGTTACCTACACCATTAGGAGTAGATAGCGCCACGCAACCACCACCTGTCGCCAAAGTTTGTTGAGCGGCTGTAAAAATAGTTTCAATATTATCAATAAACGCAGCTTCATCTATTACAAGTAACGATACTGCTTCAGAACGTCCTGCATCACCTGCTGCGGATACAGCTTTTATTTGTGATCCATTAGAAAGTCTTAAACTAAGTCGATTATCCTCTGCGGCAGTTATTTTTAACCAAGTTGGTAAATTTTGGTAAGCGAATCTTACTTTAGTTACCATGTTTTTAGCAGTTTCTTGCTTAGTTGCAATAACAAGTACATTTTTATCTTTATTAAAAAGCATTAACCATAAAGAATAAGCAGACACGAGTGTAGATATACCTAGCTGTCTTGACTTATTTATTATAGAGTAGTCATGCTTTTGAAATAATCTTAATACTTTTTCTTGGAATGGATATAGATCAAATAATTGGCGGCCTCTTTGTGGATGCTGGATCATGTAATACTTTTTCATAAAGTAAACAGGGTCTGTTGCGCATCTTACAAATTCTTCCTTTATTCTTTCTTTTATATTGATCTGTGTATCAGCCATTATTTATGCGTTATAGCAAGACTTACTACTAAAGCTGCTAGAACAAATTTTTGTATTTTACCAATTTTAAATCTTCTATTACTTTTTTTAATGTCTTCTTTTAATCCACCAATTTGAGTTTTGTAGTTATCACCTTGTTCAACTTGTTTTTGGATTATAGACTGATAATTAACCTCTTTATCTCTTAAAGTAGCCACTATTTGATTAGTATTTTGTATTGTTTGATCTTGATTAACTATAACATTATCTTGAGCAATTATAATATCTTTATTAATATCTGCTTGTTGTAAATCGACTACTACGGTTTTACTTACTTGAATAGGAAGTTGGGTTGTATCATTAGATACCTCAGCATACTTTTCAGGATATCTAGCAACAAAAAAACTATCTACTTGACTAGGAGTATATAAATGAGAAAGTTCTGATTGTTTTAAACTAGATTTTAAATTTGATATTTTACCTTTTAAAGAATCAGTTTTTTCAACTAAAAAAGCATTTTGTCCTTGTAGAGAATCTATACTTAATTCTAATGTATCATTTACAAGAGCAATAGAATCAATTCCATGTTGAAGAGAATCTATCTTTGCTTCATAAGGTTTAGTATTAAATTTAGCAGGCTTATAAACGAATAAATACCATATAACAATTAGGGCCGCAAGGATTAAGGAAATGCTAATCAGTGTCTTTTTCATTATTATCTATTTTAGGTTGTTCTACAGAGTCTATCTGTTGTTTAAGAAGTCTTAATCTGTCAGGAATATTACCTACCGCTATTTTATATCCGGCTACATCTTTAAGTTTTAAGGTTCCGTCTGGGTTCCTTACACTATATTTAGCTATGATAGCTTTTACTTTTGATTGAAGATCAGCGTATTCTTTTTTCTTTTTATCAAGATCTCTAAAATCTTTTTCTGTTGATTTAAGATCTGCTTTAGTAGGCTCTTGATCTTCTAGATCTTCTTCTGCCTCCTCTCTGATTTTAGAAATAATAGTGAGATTATTCTCAGTTAAGTACTTCTGGATGTTAAACGGTTCCATTGTCTCTTTTACTTATAAATATTTATCAATCATCTAAATCTTCTTTAGGCTCTGGAGTCCTATAAGATTTGGTTAATTCGTACCACTTATTGTGGTCATATTTAACGCCGTAAAAATAGTATTCTGAAGTTTTTTTATCCGAATCTGGATAAATTATTGCTGGACCTGTAGTACAATGAGGTTTATATAAGCCATTTTTATCCTCATAAAGGTGCATAATAATTCCCTCTATAGTCTTTATTTTTCTAAAACCTGTTTCTTTCTTAGCCATAAACTTAATTTACTATTACAATATACAATAAAAAATTGATATAAAAAAATTTATTTTTGACCAAGTATTTGTATACCTGGTGTATTAATATATAGTGACTTACCTGCCCATCCACCGCTAGCTCTAGTTCTTACTGTTAGTGGTATTTTTACAAATGCCTTAATAAGAGAACTGTAGAATGTTACTGTAAAAGATTGACCTCCTGAAGTTGCTACACGTATGTCTTTTACATTTTTTGGAGTTGATTTTGTAAGTAAAATTTTTGCCTTTTCATCAGAAGACACGTCTTTTATTGTAGATCCTTTTTCTGTTCCAATTAATAATTTATATGGGCACGGAGTAGATCCAGCTTCTACTTGTCCATAAGTATAAAATCCTATAGTTTTTAAAAGATAAGAAACATTGTTTGAATCAGACCAATAATCAGTAAGATTATCAATTAATTGATTTCTAAATATGTAATAAAATCCGTCTTTATAAAAATCAAGACCATCTTTTTCAAACTCTCTAGCTAAATTTGCAAACGCATCTCTACTTGAACTTTCAGAATGTTTTTCTTTTGTTATATCAAATCCTTTAATAGCTTTAGATGCATTTGGACCTTTTACTTTTTTAGCAGCTTGATTCCAAGATTGATCTACAATATTTTTAATATTAGTATCTTGAGATTCGTCTCCTAATTTTTGAGCAAAAGCAGAAAGGCTTGTATTAAGTTTTGGAGTTGTATCTTCTCCTCCTGCGGTTATTTTATTAGAATATCCTATAAATGATCCGTCTCCTAACTCTATAATTATATCAGATGGATTTTTTGAAGATATGCCTCCAGGTTTTGCTCTAGGAGTCCAATATAATTTACTAGGAGTTTGTTTATTTGATTTTAAATCAGATTTTACTGCTTTAGCATTATTCATACCAATAGTAATATCTCTTTCTGGTGTTGAGTCTTGCACGATCATGTGACTCAGAAACTGCATTGACACTTCTTCACCTTCTCCAGTAAATACTCCACTATTTTTAAAACCTGGTTTCTTTGAAAATTTTATAAATTCTTTTGCACTACCATCAAAAGGATGCACTAAAAAATACAAAGATAGGAACTCATTAACATTAGATGATGCTGTAGAATTTTTACGAAGCGAAGTACCATAATGTCCTGTTACTTCTGGCTTTGCAGCTTTTATATAATAACTAGTATCTTTTACATTTCCTGAATTATCAACCCCTATTTGAAATAAAAAGTTACCTTTTCTATCAATAGCAGGTTTTCCTTTAGGTTCAGTTATATTTTTAAAAACTATTTTACTAGGATCTAATTTTAATTTTTTTGCAACCTGATTTTTTACATCGTCATTTAATGTATAGTATGGATTAAATCCGGCTTTTGTTTTATAGTTAGGACTTATTGTTAATTCACTAACTATCTTTTTTTTTAAGATCCCTTCTAATATTTTAGATTCTGATAATTGTTCTTCGCCCGAAGTAGTGTCACTTGTTTCTGCCGGAGGTGTTGGCCCTGCTTCTTCTGCAGGTCCTTCTGAATCTCTAGTTGCTTGTTCTGCTCCTTCTGGACCTTTAGTCTTTAAAGGATTTCCATATCTTAATAATCTAGAAATAGCAACCATCGCTCTTTCCTTCTCACCAATAGTCATTAAATAATATTTCTTTCCTTGAACAGTTGCTTCATAAGCTTTTCCCATGAACTGTAAAAAGAAAAATTGACCGTTGTGTAAAACTATTTTAAATGTAGTTGGCTTAGGAGCTACAACATATATACCGGTAACATATTCTTCAAATGAAGGAGTCATTAAGTATTCTAAAGTTGTTTTAAGACCTTGATACTTACTTAATATAAATTGCATAGGATCATCCTCAAACGTTGAAGTTTCAGGTTCCATCCTATCTAACTCATTTAAAAGTATAGCTTTTAGTATATCGTTATTACTCACTTGCATAATTTATTTACCAGCTTTTTGTATAATTTGTTCTGCTTTTTTAATAGCGCTTGCTCCGTATTTAACGTACTTTTCAAAGTTAAAGTCTTCTAACTCTTCTCCAAATTCTAAGCTTTTTAATTCAATGCCTTCTTCATCACTATCATACATATTTTGGCCTGGGCTATATAGTGTGATCACTGTAGCATAATAATCATTAGGGGTATATACTACTCTATATCCATTTTCATCACCTTTATAATACCAAACAATTGGTTGATCATCAAATCCTACAGAATCTTCTGCTACGTCAATTTTCCAATTACCATATTGTTTTGGTAATTCATCCATCCATTCAAATCCAGATTCCCAATCACCGGCTTCTTCTTTAATAGATTTAATTCCTGCAAGTTTTTTTAATTTAAGTACTTCTTCAAG